GATAATAGTAATTGATGCAACAGTTTCACCCTCTAGTGTTGCAAACGCCGTTGCAGTCTCTCCACTTGGTCCTGTAGGGGCATCAACAGTAACAGTTGGTGTTGATGTGTATCCAGTTCCTCCAGACCCTACAGAAATAGTCTGTACTGATTCAAATAGTTCTCCAAGGAATGCAATCTGCCCATCGTATGGACGTGTAGTTGCTGTACCAATGTTGATGGTAATTTTATCTTGAGCAGCATCAGCAGCAGCAGTACAAGTTCCAATGTATTGAAGAGTGCCCTTGCCGTCAGCGACTAAACCAAGCGTACCAAAACTACAATTGCTATTGGCAACATCTGCTTGTCCGCCAGCATGACAAGTGATTGCTTTATCACAACAAATAGTGAAGACAGAAACTAACTGAGCATATCCTTCATTGGTAACAGCAACACCAACACCACCTTGATTGTATTGCGTGAATGCGTCAACATTCATTGATTTGGTCTTGACTGCCTTATCTCCATCAACTCTAATTCCAGTTCCCGTAGTTGTATCACTAGTGCAGTTTTGAATATAAGGACCTTTCCACTTACCACCACCTACATTAGTTGCACCTGATGACGGGAAGGCAACTGCAGCAGCAGGATATAAGTGTCCAGAGAAAGTCATATTTGCCAATTTACATGCTTTATTCACATGGAACATATCTTGTGTTGCGTTGCTTGGGAGAACTTTTACAGTTCTTAAATCATCCCCCACAACAGCACTAAACGCAGGAAGTTCGATAGGATTGTCTTCAACATAATTACCAGACAATACTTTGACTGTTGTACCAGACTGAGCAGCACCTACAGCAGCTTTAATTGTCAAGAATGCATTATCAATTGATGTTCCATTGTTATCATCATTTCCGTCTTTAGCAACATAAAGAACGTTTGGAGCAGAGTTAATACCTGTTGCACCAGCATTAATTGTAACATTATCGCCAAGAGTTATTTCACTATTGGTAATAGTAACAATACCAACGGTAACAACATTATTATCACCATCAATTGTGACGGATGCTTCACCAACCGTAAGAACACCAGTAACTCTTGCATCACCACGGACAATCAATGCAGTCTGTGCGGTCCCTGTATTGACTTCTACCCCGCTTCTGAACGTACCTAATCCAAGTGAGTCAACGTTAGTTACATCGTCGTATGTAATCGTTCCTGCAACGTTTACATTTCCACTAAAATTAGCGGTATCTGCAATAATATTAGTTGCCGTAATAACACCAACGGACATTCCTGTTGTTGATGTATTGCCTTCAGATAAAACATCATCCAATGTTGCTGCAGAACCTGCTATTGCTGTGCTAGCAATGCCAACCCATTTTGCACCATCATAGATAAGAAGTTTATTGGTTCCAGTCGTCTGATCAAAGGTAACATCATCAAGATCTTTGATGAATCCTGCACCACCTCCACCAATTGTAGAGATTTGTTCTTGAATTCTGTTGATGAATAATCTATAGTGCTTTGATAAGTCATCAAGAGTTGCAAAGTTTTGATCCATTGGTGTCAATGGATCTGGTTTTCCACCTACAGATTCTTTTTCATTGGGAGGTTCATTAAGAAGACCTTCTGATAAATTTTTCTGTTCAGTCTTAATAGTCTGAACTAATTTTTTCAGACTTGTAATATCTCCTCTGATACTACGCAAATCATCGTCATAATATTTGACTTCTGGAATTACGATTCCAGATACTTCTTCTCTTAAATCAGTAAAATACTTTAAAAGAATTTCATCTGTTTTTACACTCTCTTCAGTTACTTCTTTAAGTTCTTTTTTAATATTTTGTTTGAGACTGTTATATTCTCCAAGAATTTGCTTCTTGAGTTTACGGTCATCATCTTTGAATTCTCTATGATACTCCCATATCTTCATGGAAGAATCACGAAGTTCTTTCCAAATCTTATCCTTTTCTTCTCCTAACTTGGTGTTAAGGTCCTTTACTTCATTCCCAACTTCAATCTTACTTTCAAAGTGCCTAACTTCATTATCTTCAACTAACTTTTTAATATCAAGTTGAATATTTTCCTTCAGGGTGTCAATACTATCATTGACTTTAGTAAAGTCATCGTCGATTACACTGAAAGTTTTGCCAATCCAGGAGAAGTCAGGAACTTCATTTACCTCATTGACCCACTTTGGAAAGTTTGGAATCTCCGAACGAACCTGATCAATTGCAGAACAGATTGCTTCGATTTCTCTATCATAATACTTTACTTCTGGAAGATTAGTTACTTCCGTCTGAAGAGTATCAATTCTATCTTCAATTACATTGACCTGTTCATCATAATATTTGACCTCTGGGAGGTCTTTGATTTGCTCTCTGACAATATCAATCTGTTCACAGATTGCTTCAACTTCTTTTTCGTAATATCTTACTTCTGGAACTTCTGGAATCTCATCTCTAACTCTAGAGATTTGCTCTGCAAGATCTTCAAGTTCCTTATCGTAATATTTAATTTCTGGAATGTCAGGAATATCCGCCCTAACATCATTAACCATCTTAACCAGTTCTGGCCAAGGTGGAACAATATCCTTTATTTCTGTAAATGAATTTCCATCTGCATCCTCAATCGTTTGAGTTGCTTCAGTTAATATTTCTTCTTTCTTTTCAACATAATCTTCTACAGAAGGGAGTTCCTCTGCTTTCTCTTCTGTAATAAAATCTTTAATAGAGGGGAGATTATCATCTCCATTAAAATCTTCTATTGACGGCAACTCATCCTTGGACATTTTATTAGTAACAGGTGTACTTCGGAATTTTTCTTCCTGTCTTATTTATTAAAATGCTCAGGTTGTAATACCGGCATCAACGAATGCCATACCTTCAACAAGACGAGAAACTGTGCCTACACCAGACACAATTTTTATATCATAGTAATGTCTGCCAGAGTTAAGAGCAACAGTTACTCCAGAAGTCATTGCAATAGAAACTTTTCCAGTGGCACTCGTAATACCAACGGTAAAATCGCTAGAAGAAGATGAACCTGGATGCTTCTTAATCTTAGCAGAACCAGTATAACCAGTTAAATCTCTTACAGAACCATCAGTCTCTTTTGCGGTAAAAACCTGACTGAAATCTGCACCTTGAGGTATTGTTATATTTACTGCAGGAGTTGCTGCCATTTTACTTTTTTAACTATTTATCCTCTGTTTTTTGCTGTTTAAGCATCTTTGCCAAATCAGCAGTTGAACCAACAAACAATGCATTAGTAACATTTTGAGGTCCTTTAGATTTAGATTCTTCTTCTACATCCTTCAACTTCTTCTGTAAGTCCATCAGTTTATCAGTTGCATCAGAAACGTTCTTAATAAGTTGTCCAGCAACTTCATACGCTCTTGGCATTTCACTTTCTTGCGCTAACTCAAGAATTCCGTTGATTGCTTCCTGACCCTTTTCGATAATTGAATACAAGTTTCCTCTTGTATATTCATAATCTTTCCTAACATCATCTACAACTGGTCTTTCTGGTTTTTCTTGTTTAGGAATAACTTCAGTTTTTTCTGTTGCTGCAGGAACTATATCTCCTGCAACATTGAAAGCGTCATTTAAATCGTCAAACTTGTTTGCCATAAAAATTAGAATCCATCAAAACCAAAATTATCGCCAAATTCGATAAGGTCTGCATCTGCTGCAGTAATCAATTTAACGTCTGCTCCCAATACGTGATTGGTTGCAGTTGTTGAATCATATCCTCTTTCAACAGTAATCTTAGTTCCAGATTTAGATGCAACACGGAAGTTTTCATCATCGATAACGAGAACTCCACCAACAGCGATAGAAGATGCGTCGTTAACCTGAAGAACAGTTGCAATATCTGTAATGTCCGCTTTTAGAGAAGTAATTACATTATCTGCATAACTCTTCGTAGCTCTTGGTTGCGTAGAATATGTAAACTCTCTCGATGGAGTTGGAGTTTTTCCTCCTGCAATATAACCAACGGTAACCTTCTTGATAATATCCTTGGAAGGATCGGAAATAGGACCAAACAGATAAGACTTTGCAGTAAATCTCAAAGTATAAACCAGAGATCTTCTAGTTTGATAATTACCCTCATAATCATCAGACATTGTGATGCCTTCAAATACCACAGGAATATCTCTTTTTTCTCCGATTTGATCTACGAGATCAATAGTTAAATTGTATGAGGGTTGGAAGTATGGCAAAATTTGCTCCACAATCTGAAGCATATCGTCATTTAACTTTGTATATACACTTAATTCAAATGCCATATTATATGGCACAGGCATAAATGTCTTTCGTGCTTTCTTCTTATCACTCTCAAGAGCAGAAATAAATGTTTGAGTAGAAGTTACTTTTCTTGCAGGATCATAACTCAATCCAATCATCTCAAAAGACATTCTTGGCAGTGACAACTGCGTTGGTTTATTCAGGTCTGCTACCTGCTCCAATCTAGCAAGAAACTTTTGAGTAGGACCGTATGCAAGTGGCACCTTAAGTTCACTTACAGTATTATCCGTAGAATCCGTATGTCGGATATTAATATCATTGAAGAGCGTTCCAAATCCGATAACGGTTCTTCTTAATATTTCGTGGTAGAAATACTCAAACATTTTTCAAACAATACGATACACTATTTATGGATTTCCGAAAGGATTGCGTTCGGTAAAATCGAGAATGCTATCTGCTTCACTTTCAAAGATATCATTTTGAGCATATGGGTCAACAATATTGTCTGTATTGACAACTCTAACCTTGTAAATTGCTCCAGATTCTGCACCTTGAATAATATCGCTTGATAAGAAGTCTCCAGTGAGATTTGCAACTTCTAAGGTATTTGTTGTCGCATCCCACTCTCTTACACGAGCAGTATTTCCACTTACACTTCCAGTGATAACTTCATTATAAGCAAACGTACCAATTCCAATAGTAGCACCATAACCAATTGGTGCAGAGATTTGAACCGTTGGAGCGATACTATATCCAAGACCAGCATTTGTGATATAAACTGCAGTTACGATACCTGCACCATTGATATATGCATGTGCCGTTGCAGATGCAGTTGTGACTCCAGATTCAAATACTTCGTTGGTGAAGGAAACGCCTGGTGCAGTGCTGTATCCAGAACCACCACTCGTAACAGTGACAATACCAATGACACCATCTCCAATTGTAGCGGTTGCTGCTGCACCTGCTCCACCACCCCCAAAGAACGCCACAGAAGGCGCTACAGTGTATCCATAACCTGCATTTACTATCTCTACACCCTGAACCTTAGAATCCGATTTATCGCCACTACAATCGACTAAATCGCCAATCATTGTAGCAACTCCAACAGCAGTTAAACCTGTAGATGGCGCAGAAGAAATTGCAACTCTTGGTGCAGAAGAATAATCATTACCTCTATTTGAAAGTGTAAAGAGTCTTACACCACCGTCAACAATATAAGTATTTGCTGTTGCTGTTGCCGCACTACCAACAAGAGTCAGAGTTTGAATATAACCTTCGTCTTTAACATTATCATCAATCTCATCGATTCCAGTATCCAGAACCTCATCTTCATATCTGAAGAGTTCACAAGTTAATTCATAAACATAGTTTTTTTGAAGTTGGTAGAAAGGTTTCTCATGCTCTACAAACTTAATCTCAAATAATCTATCTCCTAAAGGAAAATAAACTAAATCTCCCTCTTTAGGTCTAGTAGCAAGTTCAATATCTGGTAAATTTTTTGTGAGTGGCGTAATATACTCTTCAAATCTTTCCTTTGAGATTGTAAGAGTTAAATCGTCTATTGGTTGAACGCCGAACTTAGATAATATGGTTCCCTGACCATCATATCCTTCATAAGTGTTTACGTATGCCTCAAGAGGATATGCATCATCAAATTTAGATTCTACAACTTCTCTTATGATAGTATTTGTTGTAGCATATTTTCTTGGAATATAATAAACCTCAACTCCGTACATACGAAGTTGTTCATTGATAAGGTCTTGTATTAAAGACTGCTCTGTTTTTGAACCTTGCTGGAAAAATGGGTTAAGCATATCATCCAATCATATCTAAAGGTGGAAGTTCATATGTATTGGACATTCTTTCCATCAATTGATCAAGTTCTCTTTGAGCATCATCATAAATTTGTCTTCCGTTCAGTTCAATACCACCAGGAAGTTTTACACCTTGGAATTTAATAAGGTTTTGTCCCCACTGTCTCTTAATTAAGATTGTAAGATACTTCTTAAGGAAAGAATCATTATAGACTCTAGTAAAATCGTTTGGATCTAAAAGCCTATTACAATCTATAATGATATAACTATCAACTGCTGCACTTGCCCAGTCAATATCTAAGTAAAGTCTATCTTGACGTTGATTGAATCTTATTTGTTTATCTGTAGAAAGTAAGAAGTCAATATCTTCAAGGTATGTTTTAGTCATCGCATAAGTCAATAGTTCAGTAGAACCAAAGAAGTAAATATCATTCAAAAATAGT